CATGCCGTTCTCTCAGGTATGTACCCATAATACGACGAAACCGCCTCCTAGGGACGATTAGTAGACAGTTCCACAACTGGTTCTCTCAACATGAAATTGAAAGAAACAATAATCTTATCATTATCAGTGTTATTAGGTGGTGATGCATGAAGAGTTCTGGCATCAAAAATAATGATGTCACCCTCCTGAGCATCAGGGGTTACCACGTTACCATCACACTGAAACTGTGTCAAGAGTTCTTTACTATGTAGTTTCACGTAGTAAATGGCGGAGACATTAGATTCTTCATTAAAATGATGATGAAACCCATGGAAAGATCCAGTGTGTTTAGTATAAACTTGATGCCATATATCTGTGAGAATATAAGACTTTTCAAAATAATTTCTAAAAATTTTAGCGAGATCTTTCTTAAATATTTCTCCTAATTTTATTTTACTATTAGTAATAGTCCAAGTAGTTTTGCTAATATTTTCGTTAGGGGAAACTAAACTTATTGAGTCTGTATCTTCAAGAATAAAATCCAATATGGATTTCCTTACACTTTCAGGTGGTGTAATTTTTTGATAGAAACTCATACCTTATGGCTAAAACCTTTCACCTTCTCAAACCTTAACACATTTTCAAACTTATCGAACAAACTTTCTTTATGCGAAATAATGAATACGTTAGCGTTACTAATAACATATCGTATGATCTTCAAAAATTCTTCTGTACCAAGACCATCAAGAGAACTATCAAATACTTCATCCATAATCAAAAGATTTGTACTAACAGAGTTCTTAAACGCAGCAACCTCGCGCCAGGTAAACAGAAGTGCTAGATCAATTCTCATCTTCTCTCCCTCGCTGAAAGAAGCATACGAGAAGTTGTCATGAATGGGAGATTGAACACTCTCATTAAACTCTTCATCAAGTTGAAAGTTGATAAAGAAGTCCATCAATTGAAGATAGCGATTGACTTGCTTATTAATTAGGGGGAGATACTGTTTGATAATTTTAGTTTTAACTCCCCCATCCTTCAATAAGGAATAAGCAAAATCGTGATTCTGTACTGATTCAGTTTTTGTCGCTAGATCTTCATATACCCCCTGTAAAGTTTCATTGAAGTCGTTTAACTTCTCATGTTCAGAATTTCGATTCGCGAGTTGGTCGGTAATTCTTTGAATTTCCGATTCCAAGTTTCGGCATTGCCGTTGTAATCCTGAAACCCGAACAGTGTTTTGAGAAACTTCATTGTTTAGGGAAGTAACCTCCGATGAGAGTTTATTGTGTTGGGACTCTCTTTCCTCCTCTTCTTCTATTTTAGAGTCTAGATCTGTTAGACCTTCGTTTAACTTCTCTATTGAAGCGTTGAGCGTCCCAATTCTATTTAACCTAAACTCTTCTTCAATACCCTGAGTGCATGTAGGGCATACCGAATGATCATTAAAGAATACTGTTTCTTCATTGACAGTTTCTCTCTTTGTTTGAATCTTTGTGCGAAGACTAGTCAGTTTTTTGAGCGTGTCAGGAGTCCATATATTGACCTTTTCAAGATCTTCAATTTCTTCAACCAATTTTGTGTTGGTGATAATATAACGGTTCGCTTCTTCGGCAATGTTTTTAATCTGTTGCTTCTTTTCTTTGATATCGTTCTTACTTGCTTGCTCAATCTGTTCAATAAACTCTCTCTGCATTTTGAGTTTATCTTTCAAAGAATCTTTTTTAAGTTCTAGTGTTCTTGTCTCTTCACGGATAGATCGAATCTTATCTTTAATCAACACATTCATTGATGAGAAGATCTTAATATCAAGAAGATCTTCAATCACCTCTCTGCGATGAGCAGTTGGCAGTTGCATAAAGGGAACAAAAGTGCTACTACCTAGAATAACAATCTGAGTAAATGATTTAAAGTTTAATTTAAGAATATTTTGTTCTAACTTCTTTTGTTGATCAACAGCGGATGCATCTTGATTTTGTATTTCATCATCAATCCAGACCTCAAACTTAGCAGGTTTCAGACCACGAATAATTTTATATTTTTTATTCTTAATATTGAACTCTACCTCAACCTGACAGTCTTTTTCATTGACAGAGTTTACCAACTGCGGTTTATTGATTTTCCGAAAAGGTTTATTGAATAACGAAAACGTGAGAGCATCAAGAATAGTTGACTTACCAGCACCATTGGTGCCAATAATCATAGTATTTTTATGTTCGTCAAGTAGAACTTCTGTCCATTGATTTCCGGTAGAAAGAAAGTTCTTCCATCGAATTTTTTTAAACGTTATCATGAAATGGAGTTCGCGGAGGAATTACAATGTCGTTTTTGGTTATGATAGCATATCTTGTAGAAGAATATTCACATGCTTTAACCATCATCTCAGGATCAATCTCGATGACATGCATTGTCGGAAAATTTTCTTCTTCCAACATCATAGCATATCTCATGGCATCATCCTCTTCATCAAAGAGGTAAAGTACACGTTCACCATCTTCATTTGCGACAGAGTATGCGCCGTCGTCTTCTTTTCCATCGATGGTGAGAACGAACATTAGATTACCTCACATGCTTCCCGGTAAATATCTTTGATAATTTTTTTGACTGCACTTTTATCTATATCAGTTTCAGATTCGTCAAGATATCTACTAAGGATAGAGAGTGTATCTTCTGATTGTTCAATATTAAAGTCTTCACTTTCGTCGAAAGCAAAATTTTCAACAACTTTCAGATCAGATACACCTGCATCCATAAGTTTGTCAACATACTTTTCAAACTCTTTGGGATTTGATTTCTTTCTAACAATAAGTTTAACAATCTTATCTTTATATTGACTAGCATCAAGTAATGCAGCTGCATTATCATTATAGTACAGTCTATAAAACATTTTGAATGGATTATTGACTGGGGTGTGTTCCATTGTTTTTGGTTCAAACAAATGAAATCCACGATCATCTTCTAGATCATTCCAATATATTTCATATGGATTGCCAAGATAGTGAATATTATCTTCTGAACTTCTATGATGGTAGTGACCCGAATATACTTTCTTAAATTTCTTATATGGATTCCTCTTTGCACCATGTTCCATCATGTGCATCTTGTTAGCATAGAATCCTTGTAGTTCTAGGTGTCCCATGACAACAGGACATTTAGATTTTTTCAATGCTGCATATGTACTCTCTTCATTCTCAGAATTAATCCACGGAACCAGAGCAATGTTGAGTCCATGTAAAACAATTTCTCTATATTCAGAGACTACATGTATATTATCATACTCACGTAAAAGGAGATCAACTGCATTGATTGAATTAGTATTCTTATAATATGCAGTGTGATTACCAACAATGGTGTAGACTTGAACGCCCATCTTTTTTAGACGATCATAGTAATTGTCTTTTGCCCACGCCAAAGCAGAGTAATTGATACCAGTTCTATTATCGAACGTATCCCCCATATCAATTACCCACTTAATGTCCTTCTCTTCAAGAGTGGGAAAGAACACCTCGTCGTAAAATTTTAAGAAGTAATCGTGAAATAGTTTTGAATTTTTACGGGCACCAAAGTGCTGGTCAGTGATGATAGCAATAGTCACGAACGAAGTTTGATATGCACGTTATCCTTGATGCTATTATAATTGGAATAGTTGTTTCCGTCAAGGGTGTTGTTATCAACAAATACTTCATCAAAACCAGATCGTTCAAGAATCTTATTCTTGATCTCCATCTGTTTCTTCTCTCTCTGAATCCGTCTCAGAAAAGCGTAGTGAATGATTTGAGTAAAATACGCAAAAGGATTCTGTGATTTTTCTGGATTAAAGTTATTGATATACTGAATACAGTTTTCAATACCGTCACAAACCATGTCGTCTTTGAACATGTAGTTGACAAAGTTTGGTTTATATGAAAGGTGAGTTGCAATCTTTAAAAAACACTCACCAAGATAATTTGTAATTCTTGGTTTATTAGGACTCTTCCAAGTTTTGAGTTCTTGATCTGTGATACCGGGAAACTCTTTCTCAGCAGCTTCACGAACTTGTCTTTTATACTCAATGATGGCAGCAAGAAATTCCTTATTATTAACGTAGTGTTCGGATCTCTTGCGTGTCCTTGGCATATTAGTAATCAGCATATGTTACTACCATAACAATTAATAATATTATAGCATACTTTCAGGGCTTGACAAGACTCTGAAATATGTGTAGACTGCCTTTGTTAAGGTTAAAGAGAACTCATAGCTTATAGAGTTTTTCTAAGACCTCTTTTGCATCAATTACACTAGATATATAGCCCATTTCTCGATTTAAAGACTCTTTACTACTATATGGATTAGAGTCTTCATCAGCATCTCTGATATATTGTAGATACACGCTGATGATTTCAATATTATCAGTCTCACTAATTGTGATAACTTTGTTCATGTCAAGAATAAACATATCATCAGAAGAAGTTTTTAACCATGATTCTACTTTGTAACCAACTGTTCCCCACTTCTTTACTTTAACTTCTTCAAGAGTCACGGGATTAGAAAGTAACAGTAGTGTTCTTTCATCTTCTTCGCATACGGAAACCTTTGCAAAGATCTCCTCACCAGTTATTAATTTTATTGATGCGTAGAAATCTTCTTCCATAATTATTTTAAATTAACTGTAATAATGTCATAATTGAAATTCTCCTCGTTGTAGATTTTGATTCTTTCAATTAAATGGTTCAAGGTATAATTCTTTCTAGAATTATGTGTACAATCATCAGCAATATCAAATAGAACTGCTTTTACTTTGTTGCTTCCTTTTCTAAGAACTCGTCCAATGCTTTGAAGGTTTCTGATTCTGGATTTGCTAGGTGAGGCGAAGATAACATTATGGAGATTTTTAATATTGATACCAGTAGAAAATGTTCCATAGGATGCTACGATGATAGCATTATCTTCTCTCTCGGTAATCTCCCTAACTAGTTCACGTTCAGAAGCGTCTACTCCTCCATGGATGAAGAATACCTTTCTGTTTTCACTTGCTTTTTTGTTATTTATTTCCTCGTAAAGGACTGCTCCGTGAGATTCGACTCTTGAATATAAAACAAGAGTATTTCCTTTCAGGTCTAGTGTAAGATTCGTAATAAATTTATTTCTTTGCTCATGTCCAATAATATATTGAACCTCATCCTCAAACGTTTCAAACTTTTGTGGGGGATGTTTGAGAAGAATACAATTAATATCTAACTTGGAGAGGAATCCTTTCTCCATTAACTCTTCTGTTCTAATAATTTTATATGCTGGACCAAAGAGACCTTCTAGCACCCACTTATGAGTTTGTGTTCCGTCTAGTGTGCCAGTAAAACCAAACCTATGTTTTGCAGTATGCAACTTAGTCATGATCTGAACAAGAGACTTTGATTTAAACAGATGTGCTTCATCTCCAATCACAACATCAAAACGTTCAAACCATTTACGTTCTAACTTATAGATAGATTGCCAGGTAGTAATTACAATTGGACGATCATCATTCTTCTCACGACCACTATAAATTCTATGGCAGTGGTTCTCTGCGTCCCAGCCATACTCCTCAAAGTCTTTATACATCTGCTCTACCAGACTTGTCGTGGGAACAACTATCAGAATATTTTTCTTCCGCTCAGTATAGTATCTTGCAAGAGAATAAATCATCAGAGATTTGCCTGATGCAGTGGGAGATATCAATAATCTTCTATTGTGTCGCAGAGCATCGTATATTCCCTCGATTTGGTATTGCCTTGGTTCGTGGACAGAGATAGATCTAACGTAATCTTTTACACCTTCCTTTGAAATGTTCTCATTAACCTCAAAAGGTGTTCCAAAAAATTTATTATCTATAAACTTATAATCATAATCGTATCTTTTACAAAACGATATTAGTTTATCTAACAGACCAACATAGATTTCACCTGTTGCCGTAGAGAATAGGCGAATCTTTCCATCCCAGTATTTGTTTCTATACTGAGGCATAAACTTTGCACCAGGAACTTCAAACGTAAACTCCTCTGAGAGTTCCTGATAAACGTGCGGTTCTGCACTTACTCTAAGATATACTTCGTTCTTCTTTTCAATACTAAGTTCAACCATAACCAGCGATGAATTTTGACCATTCAATCGCATTCTTAATTTGATATGTTCTATTGGAGATCTGTTTAAGAATGCTCTCAATATAATTTAGTTGAGTTTCATAGTAGTCAATTTTGAGATTGATCTGGCTCAATTTTTCATCTGCATCCAAGTATTTCTGCATCGTGTCTTTGTCACGAATCTTCTTTGGGAAAGGATTCTCCGCATAAACCTCTGGGTCTGCCTTTCCAGAAAAATATTCATATCGTTCGTGACGAATATTCTTTCTTTGCTGTTCTGCTTTTTTTCTCAACAACAAAGTATTATTGAATAATTCATGATACTTCGCATGAAGACCAGGAATTTTTAATGATTCGTCGTGTAGATTATCTTTATCAAGTTGTGAGTCTTTTTCCCACATACATTGTATAGCATCAAGATTCATAAAGGATTGCCAGCCAAATCAGTAATATTATAGACAGTATACTTGAAAATGACCTCTGCTGTAAAGTAATCAATATCAGTTGGAGTAGCATCAAAATCCAAAGTTGTCAAGGCGATTGGGAACATACCTTTGAACTTAACTAAGAACTGTGGATTTAGAGTGCTGTTAAGAACTTCTAATGTTGCATCAGAATAAAGAAGTTCTTCCCCATCTAATTGACCTTTATATAAACCTTTTGCATCTCCGATTTCATTATAGATTTCTTGCAAACTTTCTGGATATCCAAGACCTCTCATCCAGTTTTGTATCTGCATGTAATTTTTTAGATCTTCATCAATCAAGAAACGAAGAGAGAAATCTGCAAACTCTAATTTATCACCAGGTCTAGGAATGTCTCTCAAATAAGTTGGTTGTTCAGCAACACCAAGATCAATGCCAGGAATCTGTGCAGAGTTTGAAAAGAAAGATACCTTAGGACACTTTTGAATAGTAAAATTAAACCCAGTTGGTGACAGGTAATTTCTATTCTCAATTTGTTTGTCGTAAATGGAACGTGCCATTAATCTCCTTGTCTCCAATCGTCGATTTGTTTTTGGGTAGGAACTTCAATTCTGAAAGCAAGTTTTTGTTCCTCAAATTCTTTATTCATCTCCTCATAAGTTTCAGGAGTGATTTTAATCACGTTGTCTCCAATCATCTGTTCTTTCATGGGAAAACCAATCTGCAATATCATCTGGTCCATTGAAACCCGTTCTATGGTTAGATGGATCCGGGTCTCCTATATCCATCTTATTCATAAAATCGTCAAGACTACCTTCCTGAATATTTGGATTCATTGCAGTTCGTCTTGCTCTTCTCAATATTTCACCGGCAGATCTATTTGCCTTGGCAAGTTTGTTTGCCCAGATCATATCCTCTAACTTAACTTCTTCACCGTTGATAATTCTATTGCAAATGAATTCAAGCCTGAGGCGATACTCTGTCGATAACATATGGATGTCTTCATACGATTGTATTTAGATAAAAAAAGGGGACCTTTCGGTCCCCTTGCACTTCCTTCACACGGAACTATGTATCACATCAGGTTGGTAACCTTGACGCGGCGATAGTAGCGGTTAGCAGAAGGATTGAGGTTACCCAGACCCTGGTTAGTACCCTCAGCGAAGGGGTTAGCAACAATACCGTAACGGGTCTTGAAGCCAATCTTAGGCTGGAAGGAGTTCTCACCAACGGCGCGAACCATTTGGAGAGGAACGTAGGGGCAATAGAAGAGACCAGCGTCATAAGGGGAAGTGCCCTTGTAACCTACAACGTAATACTGGTTAGCAGCAACGTTAGCAGCATAGGGGTCAATGTAGACTCTATACTTACCATTGATGGTGCCAGCAAAGGTGTTGCCGGTGTCATCAACGTTGAGGTTAGCGTTGAGTGCAGGGGTGTAATCGAGAACACCAGCCATGGTCAGAGCAGACGCAACGTCAGCACTGGTCATGATGATGTTACCCTTCCCGCGACGAGTTCTTTGTGCGATAGCGTTTGCATCGCGCTCGATTTGGAACAGGAGACCCTTGAACTTCTCAACAGACCAACGACCGTTGGAGTCAACGTCAAGGTTGAACTCACCAGCGGTTGCAGTATTGACGGTTGCGCCAATTTCAGCAGTCTTGTAGATAGTTCTGATAACTTCACGGTTGATCTCAGCCAAGATCTCAGTAGAGAGGATGTTAGCGAGTTCAGCCTCAGCATTCAGACCGTGAATTGCTTTCAGGTCTTGTGCCAGTTCTAAGGAGTATTCTGCTTTCAGAGCACGGCTCTTGGCAGTAACGGTGATCTTCTCGATGGAGAAGGCCATTTCGTTGAAAGCATCAGCACCATGCTTGGTGTTGAGTGCCTCAGCGTCCTCAGTACCCATACCCTGACCAACGTTGTAACCAGCGGAAGAACCGGCGGATACGGGGTTGAGTGCGGAGGGGTTGGTGCCAGACTGAGCAGTAGTACCGAAACCAGCAGCTACGTCAGAGAAGTAGCTGGTGTTGTCGAAGCCATGCTGCATACCGGAGAATGCGGTATCAGGCTCGTTGTAGAATGCCTCGGTGCCGTCCATACCTGGTGTGCCAGGAGCGGCATAACGCGAGCGCATTGCGAAGATCAGTCCAGTAGGACCGTTCATCGGTTGAACGCCAGCCAGGTCATATGCGACCAGGTTAGGCATTGCGCGTCTGATCAGAGAGATCAGAACGGGGTCGAAACCAGCAACAGGACCAGCGGCAGCAGCGTCGGCACTAAAACCGGCGGCAGAAGTGCTGCTATTGGTGTTGATGGTGGGGGTTTCCATCAAGGTCGAACCTTGATTGAATGCTTGCTCCTCTTTGAGGAATTTCTCTTGGTTTTCCAGCAGAACTGCGGTAACTGCTCTTCTATGATTGTCGGTGATACCACCGTCATGATCGAGAAGGGGCTTCCACTTTTCTACCAGATGTTCGGATTGAAACATCGGTATTTACCTAAAAGTTTAAAGTTGGATTAATGTTAAATTCACTTAGCATTCATCTTGCTAAGAATATCTAAGTAGGAGGTCATGCCACCAGCACTAGGTGCTTCGGTGTGATCTACACCCTCAGATAGCGTATCAGCAGATGATGATTGAGGTGCTGCCTTGGTGTCAGAGAAATAAGATTCTCTCAGGGTGGTCAGCTTCTCTTTGAACGATTCTTCACTTTCAAACTCTACACCTTCGGCAAGCGAAGCGAGCTTCTCTTTCTGAGTAGCAGCGAGGCCCTCAGAAACATCAGCAAGAATACCATCAGCAACCGACTCAGAGAGGCGCTTGTTTAGGGAAATATTCTTATCGATTTGCTCGTTGAGTTTAGTCTCCATGTCATCTAACTTGTCTGTCATTGCAGACAAGACATCATATTTTTCCTCAGGGATGTTCACATAATGTTCTTCAAAAAGTGACTTCATGCCTTCCAAGAAGGATTCAGTCATTTCGGTTTTGAGTCCACGCTCCACAGCGAGTTCGTTCTCTTGGAGCCACTCATCAGCGACATACTCCAAGTAAGAATCGACACGCTCTTGAAGTTCGACTTTCATTTCGTCGATTTCTTCGTTAAGAGCAGAGGCGTATTGTGCTTCAAGTTGCTCTTTAACCTCGGTGATCTTAGATTTGAGAGCAGCCTCAAAGATGGTTTTTGCTTTTTCCTTGAATTCTTCGGAAAGTTCCTCGCCACCGAGAAGTGCATTTACGTCTTCTTCAACGTCGATGCTCTCCTCTTCCTCAGCAACAACCTCATCAACGATCTCTTGATCTTCTTCGATGGTTGCTTCGGTGTCGAGTTCCTCTTCTTCTTTTTTCATGGTTGGAGTAGAATCTGCTTTACCAGCACCTTTCGTAACAACGTCAGATACTTGCTTCAAAGTGCCACCGGGAGTTTTCAGTTTTGCTGAATCATCGTCGGGCTTATAGTTCTCGGGGGTAGGACCACCAAGATCTTCGACAGAACCCAATTGAGTTCCAGGATCCGCCATGGTTGGCATGGGATCACCCGCTTTCGCGCCAGAATTAACAGCGGTGCGGGATTGCTGTGTCTTTACTTCCATTTCTTGTAAGGATTTTCCACGTGACATTTGTAGCTACTCCGTAATAAACCTGTATTGGTATTATCTTTATTTATTTATTATTTAAATGTTTTGTAAAAACTGATTAAACAAATCTAATTTCTGCTCATCGAGTTTTTTCTGATCAACTAAGGTGTTGATCGTTGCATAGGTTTTTTGTGCATACTTCTCACGAAGAACACCACCATCCCACACCCAATCTTTTCCTTCCATAATACCTTCAACGAAAGCATCAGGAGCAGATGGATCAGCAACAATGTCAGCAGCAGTTGCTAACATGAAGTCGTCACCAACAACGTTAACACCCTCACGGGTCATTTTTAACGAACCGATACCACGGGAAGAAACACCGAGTTTTACGCCTTCTTCTACAAGAGAAGATGCAATCTTACCCATAGGAGTGTTCAGGATCTTTGCTTTACCAACAAAGTTTGAACCACTCTCTCTAAGAGATACAATTTTATGTGATACTCTATCGAGATTTACGGTAGGACCTTCGGGGTGACCGAGTTCACCAAGTGCTCTGCCTTTGGCAACATGATTTTCGTTATATCTACCAACTTCACGACGAAGTGTCTCCATAGGATACATTCTACCGTTGCGGTTTTTGATGTTCCCTTGAAGGAAAACACCTTCAATATAAAGTTGCTTCTTGCCACCTCTCGATTCAACAAGAAACTCAACTGCTTCAATTTCTTCGGTGATGAGTTTCATCAGGATCCGCCTCCGGCTGCTTGTACTTGAATAAAGTTTACGGTAGAACCAGTGCCATCAGAGAAGACACTTGCTTTCACAGAATTTCTTACCATACCACCGTTAAATGTTGCAGTGCTTGCACCACCAACAGTAGATGCGCTACTATCATGAGTAATGATGGCGCGGGTAGAAAAGAAACCAGGAGCAGAAGAAGCACCTGCTAAAATTCTTTCGACTGGTTTATGTGAAAAGTTTAATGAGGTTGGAGTAAGTCCGGTAACAGTGACAGTATCACCAACATTGAATGCACAACCAGTTCCCTCGGGGAAGTGAAGAGTGGTTGATGTTCCAGTTGTAATACCAATTACTGGTTGAGACTTAGGAGTAAGACTTAGGATTTCAGTTTCCTGTTTGGAAATACTGTAATCATTTGTAGTTGCAGTTGGATTTGTTCCAATAGCAACGTTGACGTTTCTAGTGCCGTTGTTTGTGATTCTCAAAGAATCAGTTTTAACTGCCATCGCACTAGATTGTGACGATGCACCAGATGCACTTGCTAACGTAGTACCACTATCTGCGATAGGATTGTGAGCCATTACTCCTCCTCGGATTCAGTTTCAATTTGATCTTCAACCTCACCCTCTTCCTCTTCCTCTTCATTATCGAAGAGACTTGCTGACGCATTAGGTTTCAAATTTTCAACTCGTTCTGCTGCTTTTGCATACAGAATCTCTTTGATTTTATCTGACACCTCAGAAGGGGAATCACCAGTCACCATAAGATCCATTAATTCGTCCATTGTTTAGTAATATACTAAGACTATAAGTTATTTATATTTCTCCACCTTCGGGCGCTTCGGTAGTCTTACCTTGTTTCTCAGTATCTGGTTCAACAACAGTTTGACCTAATGCTGGACCAGTGGAAACTGCACCTTCTTGTGGCATTCCTGGTTGAATACCATCAACTGACATTGCTGCTTCAAGAGGATCAACGATGATTCCGTCCTTGATTTCTTGTTCAATCTTTGCATCCTCTTCCAGAATGTCAGAGTCAGTTTGACGAACAATCTTAC